ATTCAGGCGGCTAATAAATAGTTGATTTTCGTTTGTGTTCATGGATTATGTAAAAATAAAAGTATTTTACATGATCCCCGCACTTTTAATCACACCCGTTGGCGGCAATATTTTAAGCGAGTTTGCCTTTTTCCAAAAATATGACATCAGAGCAAAGATTAAGCCCGCTATTGAGTTTGTTGCCGATGTGCTCAATGGCATTATCAATCCTTATTTAGCTAAAATGACCAAAGGCATTGGCGCATCTATTGTCAATGTCATTACCCCTAATGTCACTATAGAGGGCTCTGTAGCGCCTGCGACAGTCTCTAGTATCTGTAATGTCTCGTTGTATCAGTTATTAGTCTCTGTGCTAGATATAGGCGCATTCAATGAGTTGTTTATTGAAGATACCGAGGACGGCATTTCTTTGACGGTACGCCCTGCACCTTTTTTAGATGTAAAGGGTAATCCGATACAAGGCCATGCTCCAGACTCGATCAGCATTAGCTCTAAAGATATCGTGGCTATTAATATCTCAAGAACTGATGCTGGGGTAGCTAATTATTATTGGGTGCAATGTACGCCTTGGTCATTGATTAGCAATGAAGATCAAAAGCTAGCGGCTAGCACTGGGCCGCTGGAATCATTTATTTTCTTTAACTACTTAAATGCTATCGACAAGTATTACGGCGTGAGAAAAATGGAGGTGTCCATCATGCTAGGGCCGCCATCTTATTCATGGTCTGATGCAAAAAAAACCAGTCAAGCTAAAGTAGATTCTGACACTATGGCTGGCTGGATTGTCAGTAGACGACAAATATTGTCCTCTATTAACAAAGACAATGTGATATTTGAGAGTGGTTCGCTGCGCGTTAGAGGCAATGAGCGCATAAAAGCAGGGATGCAGTTAATTGTAAATCGGGGGGTCAATATGTATTCCAGTTATTACGTGACTAAAGTAGAGCATGAGTTTGTGCCTTTTCAGGGTTTTTATTCAACACTCACAGTAGAGCGGGGTACTAACTTTATTGATCGCTCACAAAATGATCAGTTTGTTTATCGACTAGAAATTGATGGAAAGGGGGTTTAATGCTGTCGCTAGCAAGAGTGGTACAGATTCATCCTGAGTCTAATTCAGTTGATATTGAGTTTATGGATGATGGTAGGCGTGTTGCAGGAGTTAAGTGTATGGTTAATACCGCAGGCACTGACTTTGGCAATGCCGACCTATCAAGGCCTGATAATATTGGCTATGGCTCTGGCCGTAGTAAGACTAGGGATATTATTGCCGTAGTGGGCTTTTTAAATAGCTTCCCTATTGTCATGGGATTTTTATTTCCAGAAGCTACAGAGTGCTTATTTGCTGACCGTAATCGCAAGATCTACCGTCATGCCTCTGATGTTTATTACTCGATTGATGGTGCTGGCAATACCGAGCTTGCCCATCCCTCCGGTGCTTTTATTCGTATGGGCGTAACGCCTCAACATGAAGACTTAACCGGCAAAGACTATGACAGCTTGTGGAAAATAAAGCGTAATACCGGTAATGCCGTGCATATTCATATTGAACAGGCGGGTGGTGCGGCAGCCATTGATATTGATCCTGCTGGTAATATTGTAGTGACTAATATCGGTAATACATCGATCACCTCAAAGGGCAACATCTCAATGGCGTCAGAGGGTAATATATCCCTTGCAGCTAAAGGAAGCTTGTCTATATCGGCACAAGGCGGCATATCATCTACAGCACAGGGAAGTATGGCCATAAAAGCAGCCGCTATTGAAACAACAAGTTCTATGCATATTACCGGCGGCATTACCTCTGATGCTGACATCGTTGCTGGCAGCATTAGCTTAATACATCATACGCACCCAGACCCTCAAGGTGGCAATACTAGTCCTCCGGTTTAAGAGTTATTTTTAACTCCTGCAGATGCAGGTAAACATCTAATCTAGTGGTGCTTAGTTCAATTTTAAAATTTACAGTAAATGCAAAATTGAACATCTTGCGATTAATCTTTGCCGTTTCATTTTTAATTATTATGCGGACCTAAAAATCTATCACCATTTAAATGAATTAGGTGATCTGGGGCATCCGCGCACCACGCTTCGCATTCCCACGCTAAATCAGATAAGAAACGGGACATCAAAGCCCGATTTGGAAATGCTGAAACAAAAACAAGTCCAGTTTTTGATTTTGAAAAAAGCGTCTGTAGTTCAGCATGTCGTTTACCGTCAACTGGTCCAACACTTGTAACCGACTCGCAAAGAAACAACCATTTTTTATCTTCTTGATACAAGATTACATCAGGTAACTTACCCCTTCTATGCAGCACAATTCCAAGTTCTGCAAGCGTTACCTCATCGAATATGACACTCTTGTCGCCCGTATCACCAACATAAAGAACTCGGCTTCCTGGTGCAAATCGTGGCCCAAATTCTTGTATGATGTCCATAATCAATTTACTGTGCCCTCCTGGCGAAAGCTGGAATGTTTCACCATTAGGCAAGAGACAAGGCGTGCGACTAATATCACGGTTCATTTGATATGTTTCTGCAAGCGACACTATAGATTTCAGGTAAATACTAAGTGAAGATTCCCACGCCTGTGTTCCAAAGGTTTCAAGTAAAACCTTAGCCTCTGGCCCTATTTGATAGCACCACTTTGGACTGTTCGGCGAACGAAATAAATCGTCTGGATTTTGAAGAGCGAAGCCTGCGGCAACAAACTGGTGTAGTGTGCTCTTACGAAAGCTTTCTCGGGAGTTTTCAGCATAAGGTTTTTCGTAATCATTACGGCAAAAATCAAGAATTGCACGTACTCCGATAAGTGGATTTTTAAGATATTGCCATGATCCTTTTTCTTGAAGCTGAATAAGTGCTAAAAGACTTAATGCCGATCTTTCGTTTTGTTGTGCCCTTGGAAAACCTAGGTCTATAATTATGCTTATTGCTTCATCAATTTTGTTCATTTATACCTTTACTATTAAGTCGATTAATTCTTGATTAGGTAAATTATTTCCGACAGTTTTCCCCCATGTTTCAAGCGTTTTCATACTTGGATAGCGTAAAGATCGAAGATCACTTGCGTTTACTTGTGTATGTCCTGAAAATCGTCTTAACCATTGATCAACAAAAGTTGATCCAAGATAAATTGCCAAACCCTTGGCAATTTCAGGTGGCAAGCCTTTTTTTCCAGAATGGAATACATTTAAATGGTTTTCAAAGCCAATTTTTTCACCGGGTACAATTGTCGGATTAAATACAGCAGGAACAATACGTCGCTTTTCCTCTTTTGAAGATAATCGTCGAACAATCGTATAATTACCTGAAGGCATAAGCCATTTTCCGGTATCCGTATTAATCTTTATTGCATTAGGTTTTTTCGCTCCCTGCTTAGGGTGTGCGATAAATCCATTTTCAAAATGATGAGGATAAATGAGTGGTGCACAATCGTCTTCCATATCTGGACGCAAGTGCTCCCGAAGACGAAAATCAACAACCGGGCCGGTCGAGACACGCAAGCCTAATTCTTCTAAAGTTTGGGTATATGTGCGCATACCCTCAGCCATACTTTTCGTGTCGTCTTCTGCTACCAAATTGATAACCATATTTTTATCAGTAGAAGCGACGATCTCTGTGAATGGAACAGTTCGGCTTTTTAGATCTGAAAATGTAGCATCGGCGCTCGAAGTAATGATTACTTCCCCTTGTTTTTGACCTTTGACAAGATGAAAAATAACATTTTCTTGAAGTACTTCATCACCCTTAAATGCTTGTGTTCGTGATTCGAAAATATGGACTTTCGTAAGCGCTGCGGTGTGAAAAATATATTCGCGAAATTGTCGAAAATATGGCCCATTACAAAAACTCCGAGGTGTGATCGCTACAATCTCTCCGCCAACTTCTAATGACTTTAATGCAAGTGCTACAAAAGCTGCGTATAAGTTACTTGTTTCAATACCCATTGAACGTAACGCCATACGATGAGCTGAATCTGAATTTATTTTTTTGTAAGGTGGATTCAAAATAGCATGAGTATGGCTTCTCAATTTTTCGACTGAAAAAATATCAGAAAATACAGTGATGAAGTCTTCTTTTTTTATTATGTCTTTGTAGTCTACGCCTGATATGGCCATAAGAGCTTTGCAAGATTTCAGCGTTATTCTTAGATCTTCATGAAGATATGGGTCAATTTCCCAAGCATCACATTGTAGAGAAACGGCATGATCTATAGCAGTTCGTTCGACAAAGGCTGCCGTTAATGAGCCAATGCCGGCGCCAGCATCAATAAGCCTAATTTTTTTTCCTGTTAATGGTGCGAACATCGAAGACATAAATCTGGCGATAATCGTAGGAGTCATGAATTGGCCAAGTTCGGATTTTCTTTTTGCCGTAGTCGCACCGGCTATCTTCTTGCGCCGCTCATCAATGGTATGTAGTGCTTGCATATTACTCATTCGATTTTTTGATGTAATAACAATCAACAACAAACATTAAAGCTTGGTTGACCGCTCTGAATTACTTTAATTTTAAAGCCTAGTGATATCGACACAAACACAAATAGTCAATTTACATGATCTACTCATTTAATACATCAACGTAATTTATTTTAACTCACTTCCGGCCATTCTAAATTTGTTGTTTAATGTTGTACATATTAACAGCGCCGCGCCTATGTTGCCAATATTCCCAACACCTATGATGAGAATAGTAATTTCTTAACTAATTGATTTATTTTGGTCGTGACAGCATAGTTTTCCCTATGACTACGCCACTCCAGAAATCCTCAGACCGCCCGATCAGCTTTATTCTTCATAATATGGCTATGGAAACTGCGCCTATTGAAATGAAGCTGGTTATTCGGCCAGAAGACTTAACGCGCACCGATCTATCGCGCTTAACGACTACCCAGACCTTGGGTGGCGCTTGGGCTGATAACTTTGGGCGTGGCATTCCGACTATCCAGCTTTCAGGAACAACGGGCTGGGGCTCTGGCGATCTTCCCGATGGCCTTAAAGCCTTTCAAGCCTTGCATGATCTTATTTTTTCGCAATGGCACAGCCAGCGTGCACAAGCACTTGCTATTGCTCGCGATCCCGACAAAGTTAAATTGATTTTTGCAGATTATTTGGATGGATTTATTTACGTTGTTGCCCCGCAAAATTTTGTGTTGCGTAGGAATAAATCAAGGCCGCTACTTTCCCAGTATCAGATTAATTTAACCTGGCTATCTGATGATGTGGCTGCAACGATGAAAGCGGTGGCTAAGGCGTCACCTGGCTCTATGAGCAAGACTATGGAAGACGCTTTAGATTCTTTTCTTAATTCTATTGACGAGATATCTAATGCAATTACTTCCGGCATATCATCTGTGCTGGGCGAAATAAAAGGCGTGTTCGACAAGTTACTTAATCTTACTGCTAAAGCGCTTGGGGCTGTTCAGAGGGTTATTGCGGCGGGTATGAATATTGTTAATTCCGTAACGTCTGGCTTACTAGGCATTGTGGGCAGCCTTACTAGAGCAATGGCTAACGTGACTTCTATGGTTAGATCGGTCATGAGTCTTCCGCAAGTAATCATGTCTAAATTTCAGCTGCTAACAGCGGCCTTAGAAAATGCTTTTTGTATATTGACTAATGTCTTTGCGTCTGGAAAGTTTCTGCCTAATTATAACAGTCTATATGGAGCATCAAACTGTTCATCAACAGCTGGTGGCTCGCCTATCTCTAAATATGCAACTGAAAACCCCTTTCCTGTTTTATTTCCATTAAAGACAACCGCCTTTGAGATGCCTTCTGCGTCTGCTCCTGCATTGGGCCGCCTTGTCAATCTTGATCCTGTGCTCAATCCTTCGCCTATGACCCAACTTGCCAGTGATATAAAAGCTGTTGGCAATATTGTCATTAAATGAACTTAGTAGTCGCTCCAAACATTCGCTATGCCACTATTGATTATGGCGATGATCTTAGAAGTATAGCCTTACGTGAATTAGGGGATGCTTCTAGCTGGGTAACACTGGTCATTATTAATGAGCTTAAGCCGCCTTATATTGCAGACATTGCGAGTAATGGCATATTGGCCTATGGCGACGCTATTAAGATCCCTTCGTCTTCGTCTTATATTGATGCCAGTTCAGATTCGGCGGCTGTTTTTAGTATCGACATTTCAGCAGCAAAAAAGAAATTGACCGTGGTTAATGGCGATTTAGCGGTTGTTAGCGGACTTGCTAATTTACATCAAGCCTTAACGCTGCATGTTGATGTGGATAAAAAAGAGCTGGGGTTTCATCCTGATTTTGGTTGTTATGTGCGCTCCGTTATGGGCGCTATGAATGGCCCTATTGCTGGTCAATTAGCCGCGTTTTATGTGAAGTCAGCCCTTATTGAAGATGTCCGTGTTAACTACGTCTCTTCATGTACAGCAACAGTAGTGGGCGATGTGATTAATGTTGTCGCTACAGTTATCCCTATTTCTGGAAAACCCTTAGATTTATTACTGGTGGTATAAATGTTTCAGCTAAAAGACATGGTATCTATTAGCGCCGGTATGATAAACCGCGCTAAGGCAACGCAAACAAAAATAACCGATTTCAATGTGGGTTCGGTTGCTAGAACTATACTTGAATCATCAGCGATTGAGGTTGAACAGTTCTATCAGCGTATGTTTTATGGGATTCTTGAAGCGATCCCAACGGCCATTTATTTAGGCTTTGAGTTTGCACTGATACAGTCTACGGCTGCGCGTGGCTTAGTTACTATTAACTTTGGCGGGCCTGTCGTTGAAGCGTTTACTATTCCTGCCGGCACTATATTTGTTAATTCATCCAATAATATAACCTCACTTTCTGTTCAAGCTGTTCCCGTTTCTATCGGCCTATTAACGATCAATGTGTTAGTTGAATGCTCTCAGGTAGGTTCGGTCGGTAATGCGGCTTATGGCGATATAAATGCGACTAAAAACTATGATTTTCCTATAGGTTCTATTGTTATTGGTAACGCCATTACCTCCGGTAGCGATGGTGAAACTGAGACTGAAAGAAAAGCCAGGTTCTCGCAATTTATTACAACCTTAGCCAGGGGCACAAATGGTGCGGTTGAATATGGTGCGCGTATGGCGCAAGTGTTCGATGCTAACGGCATTCTTGTTGATTATGTCAGTCGTGCCGGCTTCTTAGAAGTGCCAGGTACGATGGATGTTTTTATCTATGGCGCTAATGGGCTAGCGTCTACTGATCTAGTTGTCGATGCTCAGAAGTTAGTAGATGGCTATTGGGATGAGATTAATCAAACCTTTGTGGCTGGTTATCGGCCTGTAGGTATTCGTGTGCGTGTTTTTTCCATGCAAGAGCAATCGATTGATGCCATTTTTACTGTTGAGATGTTTGCTGGTGTGGCGCTAGATAACACCGTAAAAAATAATATCTTAAACAGTCTGTCTTATCAGATAACGTCTGTAGAGCCTAGTTTTGTGCTGTTTGTTGAGAATCTTGATAATGCCGTGCTGAGTGTTGCAGGCGTAAAGGCTGTAAGAAATAACCTCTTAGAAAATATAACCTGCCCCTTCAATATCGCCCTAATTATGGGTAATCTGCAAGTGGTTGAAGGGGTAGCTTAATGTTAGCGACCCGCGAAAGGCTGATTGGCAACTTATACAGCGGCCTTGATCCAGCGCCTGATCAAGAAGCGGCCTTACGCTTAGGTAGTAATGGTGCGCTATCGTGGCTTATTGCTAATGGAAAGCTGACGATCACTGAGGATAATGGCTTAGTAACAGACTTTCCGCTAACAGGAACAATAGGCGATCTTGCTAAAGCGCTTGCAAAAACCACGATTGAAGTTAAGTATTTTAATGCTGATGTACAGCATCTTAGCGCGGGCACATTAATTGATGGCTCAGGCTTAGAATCTGAATCTAATGGCGACTTGCTGTCTATATTTACCTCAACGCTATGGGCGATCATGGATGCCTATGCCGTGGAGCTCGATGCGGCTGACAATAATATAGATGAAGCGATTGCTGATCTTTATATTAATAGCGCGACGGGTGAAATGCTGGACATTTGGGGCCAGTATTTTGCAGACCCCAGACAGATAGGTGAGGCGGATTCCGCTTACAGTCAGCGTATTATTGTTGACACCCTGCGCCCTAAGTCAAACAAATACGCGCTTATTAACGCCGCTAAAGCAATTTTTGGCTCTAAAATTGATATTTATGAGCCGTGGCAAGACTTATTTTTTCTCTCTGAATCCTCATTAGATAATCAACATACCTATGATGGTGATATGTGGTCGCCTTATGTCTTTAGGCCGCAACTTCGCGCACAACAAAACATCAACTGGAGTGGTGTTACTGCCTTATTTGAAAAGCTACGTCCTGCGGCTGTCTTTCAACTACCACCCGAATTTATACCCGATACGCGCGGCAACCAAGCCGGAATAAAGGGCCTTGGCATTGCTCAGACGGAGCATGTATTTTCTGGCGCTATCTATGCTGATAAGACAAATTTAGATGACTATAAGCTAGGCGATCCTATCGTTAATAACTATCGTATTTCTATTTACGATATATATGCGATGGGGCTTTATAAGTTACTACCCTTTAGCTGGGCTAATGCACAAAACCAAGTTGTTACTCCTTATAATTGGGCGGGCCCGTGGGATAGTAAGTTGTGGGAAAAGTCTGTCGCAGCAAATAATGGCTGGGATTCTAAGGTATGGAATCAATTATACCCAGGTATTCCTACACCTATTCCTGAAGCGCCTTTACAGTTAAATCAAAAAAGATTATTTGTCCGTGCCGATCTTGTACTGTCCGACATGGACGAAAAGCTAGGTGACTTGCGCTGTCGCACCACGATGAAGACAGTGACTAGCAAAAACACGCCGATGCTAGATGATTTTACCCTTTCAGATTTCGATAATGGCTGCAGGGAAGTCGCTGAAGAAGATGTTTATTGGCCTGATTATGTTATCGGTGCAGAAGCACCCAGACCATCGTTAGGACTTACTTACTGCGACAACAGGGCTCTATCTGCCAGTATCTCTAATAACAGGGCTCTATCTGCCAGTATCTATAATAATACAGTAAGTGAAGTGTGGTGTGTCGACGGCTGGGGCTATTATGGCGACAACACTTGGGCGACTATTGAAAACTCAGCAATTAAATCTAGCGTTAATGCATTGGTTAGACACTGGTCAGGATCATGGGATGGTAGCGCATGGATCTCTGCAATTAAGAGCGGTTTTTGTATCTCAAAATCGGTCGTGACAATAAGTTATTTAGAACTTAACCCAACGCCAGACACTGAGATTTATTTATGGTCTGGCTCATGGGATTCTAGGCTGTGGGCAAGTTATGCCTACAGCCGCATTTGCATAAAATCTACAACGGAGAGTCTCTAGTGGCTATTTTGACAACATCTGGACGTACAGCAATTGCAGAATCAATTGCCGCCCAGCCTATACATTTTGCTTGGGGTTCTGGTAGCCCAAGTTGGGATACTGCACATGTTGCTGAGAATGTTAATGCAGCGGGCTTGGTTAGTGAATTAGGTAGGCGTATAGCGACTAGCATTCAATATGTTAATCCTGATACAGCGGGCGACATTATTGTGCCTGTTTTTAATGATTCGCAGGGCAATAGCATTAGCAAGCAGTTTTCCTTATCGCTAACGCCTACGCCTAATTTGTATATGCGTTTTAATTTTGACTTTACAGACGCCTCTGCCGCCATTATTCGTGAGCTAGCTATTTTTGTTGGCACGGTCACTGATCCTAGCTTGCCTATCGGTCAAAAATACTTTGTTGCTGCTAACTTAGTCAGCCCAGGCACATTGCTCGCACTTGAAAATTTGCTTGAATCCATTCAACGATCACCGAACTCTCGACAGTCTTTTGAGTTTGTCTTAACTATTTAAAGGACAAAAAATGCCTACTATGCCCTATGGTTATTATGACCGCACCGATCCAGCCTTGCTGTATGAAAAAAGTTTATTTGTTGCTGGTGCAGGCCTGCAGTCATCAGAGTTAAATGAAATTCAAGAGTATGCCAGTACGCGCTTGCTTAATATTTCGAGTGCCATTTTTAAAGATGGTGACATTATTCGTGATGCACAATTAATTGTTAACGCTACGACAGGTGTAGTTAATGCAGAATCTGGCGCTATTTATGCCAGTGGCGCTGTTAGAGGCGTTGTGCCCCGTAACTTTGTTATCGATGTAAATACCACGATTGCCGTGGGCGTCTATCTTGTTAAGACAGTGATTACTGCGCTTCAAGATCCTAATTTACTTGATCCTGCTGCAGGAACTCGCAACTATCAGCAAGCCGGAGCATCGCGCTTAAAAGTTGAATTGGTCTGGGGCTTTGCAG